TTTGCCCTAAGTGTGGAAAGTGTTTGGCTCCGTGGGTTAGGGAATGCGATTGTGTTCAGGTTCAACCATACGTAACACAGTATCCATCGTGGCCGACTTATCCTGAACCTATGTATAAAATCATATGCGACTATTAGGAGGTAACGAAGATGGCGGGATATTATAAACATGATGCACCACACGATCCAAGCATGACAGATGTATGTTGCCCCGAAATGCCCGAACCAACTGATGAAGAGTGTCACAAGGCACTTACAATGAAGGCCGGAATGGAGAATCCCAGGGACGGCCGTGAAGAGTATGAAGCGGAGATGAAGAAGATGATGGGACCCATGGAGCCGCTGAAGACATCAAGGCGGAGAACATGACCATGCCGTACACAATGCAAAAAGTTGATGGCGGATATTCAGTTAAGTCTCCGCATGGCACCAAGGCGAAAAAGACCAGCAAGAAGAAAGCAAAGTCGCAGGTGCGGCTTTTGCGTGGGGTTGAGCATGGCTGGACTCCCACCGGTGAACCAGGCCCTGTGCCCAAGCGTAAAAAATAATCCATGTGCTGCCACGACGTAGATGTCGAAGATGACGTTGACGTAGATTTCGGTCTACTGACGATCCCTGTGGCCGAAGGCAAAGACTGGCGCTCCCTGGTTGTGGCCCAGGCAATAGAGGGTGGGACTCCCTCCGGCCACCCCACACAAAGCGAGTGGCTCCCTTAATGGTCTAGGCCGACCTAGAGCATTCGTTGTGTCGCCATACAGGGGGCGAAAGCGACACCTTGATCGTAAGCACGTAACACCATTCGAGCCATAATACACGCCAATATGGCGCGAATCGATGTAAGCCCGTAACACCATATTTACCGCTAGGCTGGCGGCCATTCTATCATACATACTTAAGGAGATGATACCATGGCCAGATTCAGCATAAGCGGTTCAGTGTCTACGACGCCAACCCCGAATCGTACAGGTTTTTTGTCAGAGGTGGTTACGGTTGTAGCGGCGGGAACCCCGGTAAGTCCCACCGCGGCTATCGTACCCGACGGATTTCCCATTACTGTAAGAGCTGACGTTGGTAATGCTGCCAAGAAAATCTATGTGGCAGACAGCGCACTGAATGTAGCAAACGCTGCGAAGCGTGTAGTGCTCGAAAAGGGGGATGCTATTGAATTGTTCTTGGCAGATCCGGCGCTGATTTTCATTGATGCCAGCGCAAATGGTGCCAAGGTTATGGTGATGTACGAAACCTAACGATTATGGAGGAGATTATGCAGGGTGATCGGCTAGGAAAAAGAATCTTGTGGCTTGCAGCATGGCTCCAAATTGCAGGCAATATTGTAGAGCTTGCCACGTTTTGTTATGTAAAACCAGATTGGTGGCTTGACTATATGCTGCGTAAAACAAAACGTAAAAAACCATTGGGAGGAGACAATGCTTGACCTTAAAATGGCTCTTCATGTTGTGGAGCCCCAAATCAAGATTCCAAACCAAATAAGCCATTATCGCAGGCTTACAATTATGGTTGGTGATCCCGAGACCCAGGAGGGCGTATCTGGGCATTTGGACTTCGATATTTCCAAGCTCACTCCGGATCTGTTTCTAGCAAACCTCCAGGAGGCTGCCGGTAAACTTCTCGAGAGTCTACAGGAACAGCGTCGGCTCAAGTTTCAAGCCGAACAAAATGGCAAGCTTGTGGAAATGTCCTGATGGCCGTTAAAAACTACAGCTATAAACATGTTCCAACGCTGAAAAGGATGGCCCAGAGTAATACGTTTATTCAAGCTGTGATTGGTCCATTTGGAAGCGGGAAATCTTCGGCGTGTGTTGTTAAGCTGCACCAACTAGCTCGCAGGCAGGAGCCCGGGCCTGATGGTGTACGTAGATCTCGTTGGGCCATCGTACGAAACAGTTATCCTCAACTCCGAGACACAACCCGCCCAACCTGGGACGAATGGATGGCTCCGCTCGGGGAATGGAAAGAATCTGATTGGGACTTCCATCTCAACAAGGTGACCGCAGATGATGGCTCTCCGGTTTATGCTATTTTTCATTTTAGGGCTCTTGATAGTCCCCGCGATATTCGTAATTTATTGTCTTTGGAACTTACTGGGTGCTGGTTTAACGAACTCCGCGAGATAGAAAAAAGTATCTTCGATGGTATGACGGGCCGCGTTGATAGATGGCCTAAAAAAGAAGAAGGATGCGGTGGCGCTACGTGGGCGGGAATTATTGGCGACACAAACCCTCCTGACACCGATTCCTGGATATATGATCTTTTTGAAGTAAAGCGTCCACGATATTGCAGAACATGCAAGGATTCCCAGGGCGGCATTGTTTTATTTGATGAAGAAACACGGAAATGCTTGTTATGCGGTGATGAAGTTGGGTTACCGTTCACCGAAGTTTTTCACCAACCATCGGGTCGCGGGCCAGATGCTGAAAATTTGCCCAACCTAGTTCCGGGATACTATGCGCGCCTGGCTGCTGGGAAGGACAAGGACTTCATCAAGGTCTATGTTGACGGTGACTATGGATATGTTAAGGAGGGGAAGCCGGTATTTCCACAGTGGGACGACGATAAACACGTCTCCCCCGTGCCCCTCAAGGGGAAGCCCGGCTTTCCACTCATTATTGCATTTGATAACAGCGGTCGGGATCAAGCGGCAGTGATCATGCAATACTGGCCCACAGGCCAGCTTGCAATTCTGCACGAATTTCTTTATACCGACACTGGAACTCGCACGCTCGTAAACCAATACGTCAAGCCTTTCGTTTATACGACGTATCCCGGTGCTCAACTTATACTCACGGGTGACCCAGCCGGTGTTCGCAGAAACGATACCGATGACCGTGACTCGTTCATGGAAATCGAAGAGGCATTTAAAATAATGCCCACGCCGGCAAGATCTAATGCACTCTCTGCTCGGTTCAATGCCGTTGATAGTTTTCTTACGAAATTTCTAGGGGGAAAGAAGTACGGGCTTACCGTATCACCCACTTGTAGCATGGTGATCCGCGGTATGCGGGGAGAGTATCGCCTTCGTCGTATGCAGATCGTCGGGCGCGAACGATATACCGATAAACCAGAGAAGAATCTCGTGTCGCATATCATGGATGCTGTGCAATATGGATGTATGGCTGTTGAAGATATGGGGGGACGCGAGGGCACCTATCTCATACCGCGCACTGAAATTGATGAACGTGTTGTTATTTCTGACGCTGGAGCCTGGGAGGCATGTACGTGAGAGAAAGAATATTCTCTATTACCAAAAAAGATTTCAGAGTTGACACATTTAGATCTGGAGGTAACGGTGGACAAAACCAAAACAAACGTGATACTGGTGTTCGCATTACTCATGTTGAAACTGGTATTTCGTCTGAATGTCGTGAAGAAAGATCACAGGATCAAAATAAACGGAAAGCGTTTCGAAAGTTGGCCCACAATCCATCATTTCAAAAATGGATACGTATCCGTGCTGTGGAAATTCGTACCCACCTGGATGCCGCGGTAAAGCGTCAAATGAAGGATGAGTTTTTAAAAATTGAATATTACACTCCACGCGAGGTATGTACATAATTATGGTATGTAGATATCAATGCATGAAATGTGATTTTTATTTTGAAGTTGACGATCCTGGACCGACCCAATGTCCAAGGTGTCATCATCTATATGTTACATGGTTAAATTTTAAGGAAGTGCTGCGTTCATTGGGACGGGACATATAAATTACCGCATCTTATTCGCAAGGAGACTACATGGCAATACTTGACAAATCCGCAGACCAAACTGTTGCTGACGAGCGCCAGAGAAAGATAGATGAAGCCATGGCGAATACCCCGAAGCAACCGAACGATGGCGTAGCCGAAGCTTCAATCCTTGGCTTCCTCGACAAGCGCTGGCAGTCAGCACTCAGAGCTAAGCGAGACATAGAGCAAAAATTCTTCGATAATCTTGACCAGGCCTTCAGTCGATATTCCCCGCAGAAATTGTCATTCATTCGTCAAATGAAGGGATCCGAAGCATTTGTCGGAGTTACTGACGTAAAATGTCGTAATGCCATTGCGTGGATTACCGACATCGAGTTTCAGCCCGGGCAACGACCATACGGCATTGAGCCCACCCCTGTTCCGGATGTTCCCCCGAGCGTTGTTGTTGAGCTTACTCAGAAATTCTTCCGCGAAACGCTCAACATGATTATGACTGAAGCACAGCAGCGTGGAGTTCAAGTCGATCCAGGACAGTTGGCAAAAATAATTCAGGATGCCATTCCTGAATTTCAAGACCGAATGAAGAAGGTTGTCAAGTCCAAGGTGCGGGACATGGCTGCCGACTTCGAAGATGAAATGGATGATCTGCTAGTCGAGGGTATGTGGTATGATGCTCTTGAATCATGCGTTCCAGACTTGGTCATCTTAGGTACATCATTCATCAAGGGTCCAGTGAGGCGGATGAAACCGAAGCTTGTGACTCGAATGGATGAACTCACCGGAGAAGAGGTCGTTGATGTTGAGTCGTCTGTGATTGATGAATGGGAGAGACGCTCTCCATTCAACATCTATCCCCAGCCGTCATCGAGTCGCATTGGGGATGGGTATCTGTACGATCTTGTTTCTTATCGTGCTATTGACCTTCAGGGATTGATAGGCGTAGAAGGGTTTAACTCCGAAGAAATTGAGGAGGTATTGCGTGAAGCCGAAGGCGGTACCCTTCGGGACTGGACCGGCATCGAGTCCGATCGCGCCACCCGAGAAAAGAAAGATACACAGGCTGTTTACGATCTCGACATTATTGACAGTCTTGAGTATTACGGTACCATGCCCGGGAAAATGCTTCGCGTGGATCTGGGCATGACAGATCAGGTTGACGAATCTCAGAATTATCACGAGTTCAGAGTTTTTGTAAGCCGGATTGGCCGGCATATCATCAAGGCTGTGATCAACGAAGATCCGCTCGGCCGGATCCACTACAGCAAGGCTTCGTACGATCCTCAGAATGATGCATTCTGGGGTCGAGGGTGTCCGGAACTGTTTCCAGATCTTCAGGCTGTGGTGAATGCGTGTACACGAGGGCTCGTCAATAACATCGCTATGGGTTCTGGACCGCAGGTGGAAATCAACGTTGATCGACTCCTCGGCCGTGACAAAGGCGACCTTACGCTCGTTCCATGGAAGCGTTGGCTTTCCACCAATCATCTCATGCAATCCGGCCCCGCCATTTCATTCTGGCAAGCTAAGATTTACGCGGGTGAGATTCTCAACGTCATCAACTCGTTTATCAAGATGATCGACGAACACTCCGCTATCCCAGCTTGGGCTCATGGGGACCCAAGCGCCAGTGGCGCCGGCAATACCTCCTCGGGACTATCCATGCTCATCTCTCAGGCATCCCGGGCCATTCGTCGAATTGTCAAGCATATTGACACCAAGCTGATCGTGCCAAGCATTCAGGTCATTTATGATCGCATGGCAATGGACCCAAAGTATAAGGAAATAGTGGGTGATCTCAAGCTTATTGCCAAGGGTTCCATGGCTCTTATCGAGAAGGAGCAGCGTGCCATACGTTTGGCCGAAGCTCTCAAGACTACCAACAACCCGATCGACATGCAACTCACCGGTATGCAGGGGCGCGGGTACCTTCTCAATGAACTCTTCCGGTCTCACTCGATCGACGTGGAAAAGGCACTTCCAAATGCCAAGTTGATTACTGAAGAAGCTGAGAGACAGATTATCGCCCAAGCCTTCCAGAAGATGCCCGGGGGCGGCACAAATCCGGCTTCGGGCGGTGTGAATCCAGCGGGTCCGGCTACGCTTGATCAAGCCGGTAATCCTGCCCAGGGGGTGGGCAGTAACCTTGTTCCCGGAGGGTCTCCGGAAGAACCTGGCCCAGAGGAAATAGGTCAATAAAAGGAGAAAAGATGAAAAAGTTATTGGTGGCCTTAGTGTTGGCGGTGTCTTTGGCTTTTGTACCGATAGCTATGCCCGTGACATGTGTAACGGATCCGGAAGGCTTTATTAAAACTGAATATCAAAAACAACTTAATGATCCCACAATTCGTAAAGGATGGGTTGATGGTATTCGTGAACACTTTAAAGCAGAACTAACCGGCATTACCGTTACGGTGAAGATCAAAGATGTTGTACCGTTGCAACCTCCATATGTCGGCATTCTGGCAGAGCTTTTCATCACCGCCGACGCCCTTGATTGTGACAAATTGTCTATTCAGATCGGCATGACCAAGATTGTCGGAGTGGTTGTAGATGCCAAAACGTGCAGGATTGTTGATGCACAGATATTGGACGGTACACCGCCTATACTTCTCAAGCAATCCATTTAATGCATTACGGGGAGGAAACCATGATCGTTATTGATGAAGATCTAGCCAAGCTGTTGTTATCATTGAGTAAAAATCCAGAATGGCCCCTGCTCATTGCAAGGCTTCGTAATTACAGGGAAAGGTTTATATCCGATCTCGTGCATGACATGCCTTCTGCAACCGATGTGAATTACATAGCCAGGCAGCAGATTTTTAGGGGTATGTGTACCATATTGGATGTGTTAGTCAGTCTTTTTGAAAACCCAATGGAAGCATTGGAACATGTTAAAAAGATGGAGGAAATTGCTATTCGGGAGTCCAATATCCAACTCGAAGCTGGCACGTAACAGAGAGTTATCACTGACTTTTTGTCCATTAATGTATAGCCCGGTCTAGGGAAGACGTATGCTCCTGTGACCTTTTTGTGTTTACGGCGGAAACACCCTAGCAGGGGGGCTTCCAAGGAGGAATAAATGGCATTACCTGCAGAGATCCAAAAGATTCAAGAAGAAGGGGAAAAGTTAGAAGCTGAGCTTTACGGCAAACCGGCCGTTCCACCCGCATTACCGGCGGAACCTGTCACGGTGCCCGAGCCTGCTCCTGAGCCCCCGCCCGAGGAACCGGTACCAGCACCTGCTGAGCCCGCTCCGGAACCATCGCCCGAACCAACACCCGAACTTGTGCCAGCCCCGGTTAAGCCGGAGGACTTCAAACACAAGTACGATGTTCTTCAGGGTAAGTACAATAAAGAGGTACCCCGGTTAGCGGAAAATGTGCGTGCCAGCAATGACGCCATCATTTCCTTGCGAGATGAAAACTCCAGGTTGTTGGCGGTAATAACTGAGTTTCGTCGCACAGCGACTGGTGATCCCAAACCGGCCGCACCGGTAGACACTGCGATCGATACTGATCCGGATGTAAGCTATCTCAAAAATGAATACCCGGACGTGGCTAAGGCCGTCACCAAGTTGGTTACAGCCAAAGATGTGGCAATTCAGAAGCAGCTTGAAACCCTGAATCAGAATCTGACGCAAGTTCTTACGGAGACCAAGGTTAACAAGGAAGAGAAATTTTACAACATCCTTGATACCCGAGTCAAAAATTGGGAAGAAATTAACAACTCTGTCGAATTTAAGACGTGGTCAGCCAAGCCAGATCGTTACACAGGACAGTCGAAGACTTCATTGATCAAGGCTGCCTCACAACGATTGGATGGTAACACCACTGCCAACTTTTTCGAAGACTTTTTGGCTGAAACGGCGCCTGCTCCTACTGAGCCCGTGCCTCCCGCAAGTCCGAGGAAACCTGCAAACCTGCATCCTCCTCGGCCAAGCACTGCTAGAATTCCTGAGCGCCCGGCAACCGAGCCTCAGAAAGAAATCATTACCACTGCCCAAATTACCGCCTTCACGGATGATGTCCGACGTGGCAAGTTTATAGGTCGAGAGGCTGAGCAAAAACTTCTCGAAGCCGAAGTTGATCTTGCCGCCATGGAGGGTCGCATCCGCTAATCCTGACACAAACCTGACGGTATGGGCAGTCAAACTCTTAAGGAGGTATTACCATGACTTTCCCGTATGCCGTTGGGCATCCCGATTACAGTTCTACTGGAACATCAAAATTTATCCCCCAATTGTGGGCTTCAAAGATGATCGTGAAGTATTACAATGCGACCGTCTTGATGCAGATCACCAACAATGACTATGAAGGCCCGATTCGTAAGCAGGGCGACACGGTCATTATCCGGTCTATCCCCACGATTACCATCTCTGATCACGCGATTGGTCAGAAACTTAATTACGAGCGCCCCACCAGCACCCCGGTTACTTTGCTGATCGACAAGGGCAAGAGCTGGGCGTTTGAAATTGACGACATCGTCAAAGTGCAGCAGGATCTTCCGATGGTCAACAAGTACACGGACGACGCTGCCATGCAGTTGAAGATTTCGATTGAGACTGCCTTTTTCGCAGACAGTACGATTTACGCTGGCATGCACGCAAGCAACACGGGTTTGACGGCCGGCGTTAGTTCCTCAAGCTTCAATATCGGCACCACGGGCTCTCCGATTCAGATCACCGACGCCAACGTCCTGGACTACATCGTGGACTGCGGATCCGTTCTTGATGAACAGAATGCTCCCGAGGCTGGTCGTTGGTTTGTGATCCCCATCTGGATGGCAGGCCTCATCAAGAAGTCTGACCTTAAAGATGTGTCCCTCAGCGGTGATTCGGTGTCTATGGCCCGCACCGGAGTTATTGGCACGATCGACCGATTCACGCTCTATAAGAGCAACATCCTGGCTCACAGCGGCACGAGCTATTGGTGGACAATGTTTGGTGTGAAAGATGGCATCACGTTTGCTACCCAGCTCACCGAGACTGAGTCCCTCCGTTCCCCCGACACGTTTGGCGACAGAGTGCGTGGGCTTCAGGTGTACGGGTACAAACCTGTGAAGACTGAAGCTTTCGGAACGTTGATTGCGTACAAGTAACACACCCTGTTTTTTGGTGTAACAGTTTAAATCCGTGGGTATTTCGGTACTCACGGTACTGCTTTCAAGGAGGTCTTAACTATGTCTACCGTTGACAAAACCACTGGAGCGACATGCGTGCCCGCCAGTGGACTCGGAAAGTTTTTTGTTCTCCACAACTACGTGGATTTTTCGGTTGCAGCGAATTATCTTATCCAGGCTGCAACCATGGATATCTTCGACATCCCGGCCAACACCCTTGTGCTGTATTGCTTGATCAAGGTGGCAACGGCGGATACGGATATTGAAACCCTCGATGTCGGAATCTCTGGTGGGACCGAAGATGGTTTCTATAATGACCTTGACATTGGGTCAACCGGATGGATGGCTCCTGATCTGGCCGAAGGATATTCAATTGCTGCAGCCGCTCCATACATTTCGACTTCAGCTCAAGTCATCAGAATTACCAACGCTGATGCGGGTACCCTCAACGAGGCAAAGCTTCACTTCTATGCCCTGTGCGTTGACCTGAGTGACGCAACAACCGCAATCTAAACAATCATGACGCAGGGCTGTGGGAATAGACCCTGGCCCTGTTCTTTTCTCAGAAAGGTGGTCTATAATGTCTAGCCGTGAAAAAGCACGATTCGGAAAAGTCATGCTCACTGGAGTTCTGTCTGGAGGTGTAGGGGAAGACAGAATCGTATTACTGGAAGATGGTTTGGGATACGCCCTTTTGGTAACGGGAACCACCGTTACAACAGATGCTTCTGGTGGATTTGCCAAGGGGTGTTTGTTTATTGACACAAACGTAGCGGGCGGAACAAGCGGTCTTTATGTAAATGTAGGTACTACCGCCTCATGTAGATTCAAGCTTGTTACCAACGCTGCCTAACATTCGAGAGGGGCAACTCGTAAAAAGTGCTAGGTGAGGTCCACCATGGGATTCAGAGAAAGACTTCGCTTGGGCGAAGCAAAATTCAAGGGAACGAACACATACGTAGGGACCAATCTTTACGTTGTGTACATGCGGGATGCTGCTGGCAACATTATGTATGCCACCACCGTTATTGCAGATCCTACGGCAGAGGCTGGTGCCGGGTTTGCCAAGGGTGCTATCATTATCAAGTCATCTGCCGCGGGTGGTACCAAGGCCTTTTATGAAAACAAAGGTACGACCACCGTTGCAGCCATAGACTTGATGGGAGATTTATCATCGGCCGATATCGCAGCCAGTGCTGTTACGTCTGCCGGTTTGTCGGCCGACTCTGTGATTACTACCAAGATTAAGGCTGGTGTTGTTACTGGTGCTAAGTTGTCTACTGCCTCCGTTACGGCTGGAAAGATAGGAGCTAGCGCAGTCACAGCAGCCAAGTTATCTACCAGTTCTGTGTTGGCTGGAAAAATTGCAACCTCTGCGGTTACTGCAGCAAAATTATCTACCGGCTCTGTTACTGCCGGCAAGATTGGGACCAGTGCAGTTACAGCAGCTAAGCTATCTACAGGGTCAGTGACCGCTGGTAAAATCGGAACGGTTGCAGTTACTTCTGCAAAGTTGTCCAGCGATTCTGTTATTGCGGTTAAGATCAAGGCTAGCGCGGTTACCGCGGCTAAGCTTTCTACGGGATCAGTGATTGCCGCCAAAATCGGTGCAAGCGCGGTCACCTCTGCCAAGCTTTCTGCTCAGAGCGTTACGGCGGGAAAATTGAAGAATGCTTCTATTACGTCTGCAAACTTATCAACTGACTCCGTAATCGCTGTAAAAATTAAAGTTAGTTCCGTTACCAACGCTAAACTCTCCACGGGTTCAGTGACCGCAGGAAAGATTGGTGCCAACGCGGTTACATCTGCAAAACTATCCACGGATTCCATAATTGCTGGTAAGATTAAAGCCAGTGCAGTTGTGGCAGCAAAACTTTCCACCGGATCTGTTATTGCAGGTAAAATCGGTACTTCGGCCGTGACATCCACCAAACTTTCCACAGGATCTGTCGTCGTTGGTAAAATTGGAGCGAGTGCAGTAACATCTGCCAAAGTTGCTGCCAGTGCAATCGTGGCTTCTAAGTTATCTACGGGTTCGGTCGTAGCTGGAAAGATTGGTGCCAGCGCCGTTACCGCCGCCAAACTGTCTACCGGATCGGTTACCGCTGGAAAAGTTGGTGTTGCTGCGCTAACCTCCGCCGGACTCTCTGCCGATTCAATCATTACCGCAAAAATTAAGGACCTTCAGGTTACCCCCGAGAAACACGGGATTATCACCAAGGTTGCTGAAAACACGGATAACGACATTGTTGTTTCGGGTGCCCAGATGGTTGGTGGGTACATGCTTAAGGGTAACTGTTCGTCTCCGCATAATGTTACGACAGATACCGCGGCAAACATTCAGACAGCTCTTGGAAGTACCACGGCTGGTGCATGGTTTGACTGGGTATTTGCCAATGTAAGTGGTAATATCGAAACACTTACGGCAGGTGCCAACGTCACACTAATTGGTACGGCGGCTGTTCCTACCACAGACTGCGTCTTGGTCAGAGTGGTGAATACGGCAGCCGGATGTGATGCGATCATCATGACCAACTAACCTCTAACGCTTTAAAGTCCGGGGCGGGAACCACTTCCGCCCCACTTATTTTCCTGGGGAGGAGAAAATGATACCAGTAGAAGAACGTTGTGTTCCGTATTATTACAAGTCTTGTCCGTCCGAGATGGTAACCAGGGTAAATAGTTGCTCGCCCGGAGTTGTAGGTATTGCGACCTCATTTTTAGGTCGATATCGAGAATTCGACGCTTGCTTAACTAACGCCTGGTTTCCCCCGGGCTCAACGGTTGTTTGGTGCAAGGGTGTCGATCCCTGTCACCACTTTAATGTTATGGTTGAGGCCATGTATGAGGACCCAACGTACCAGTGGGTTTGGATTCTTGGAGATGACCATACGTTTACGCAAGACCTTTTGCTGCTTTTATATGAGCGCAATGTGGACATCGTTGTCCCGTTATGCTTAAAACGTGATAGACCTCCAAGACCCCTCCTCGAACATGGCGATTACTCCCAGAATTATTGGGACTGGATTAAAGGTAAAAGCGGTCTCATGCCCTGGGCTGGCACTGTTGGAAACGCAGGGATGTTAATACGCCGATCAGTGTTCGACAAGATTAATCCTCCCTGGTTCAGAGCCGGAGTGCATGACCCCGGACATTCATCGTCAGACCTCAATTTTTGTAAGACAGTTCAAGCTCTCGGATATACAATTCATGTTGACCTCGACAATACCATAGGCCACATACAGCACTATGCCGTATGGCCCGAAAGGGATGATAATGGCCTTTGGACTATTCAGTGGAGGTAGACATGACGCATCCGGATGTGTTTTCTCCGATGGTCATCTACCCACACGAAGAATTGCATACTGGGAATTTGGTCGTTGGCGCTGGTAGTATTCTTGACATACATTGTTTCATAGATCTTACCGGAAGTATTACCTTTGGACAATATTGCATGGTAGGCCGGGGAGTTAAAATTTACACCCA